TTCGGACCATAAGGCCCACCACATGAACGTAGCCATTGTAACCATTAATAAAGCGGTAGTGCTCACACGTAATCTAGGTAATCTCAGGGATTGGTTAACAAGTATGGGTATTATGAATACCATCAAAAAGGCGTTAAGATAATGCTGTGTGGACAACGTGGGGGCAAGAAATGCCACATACAATAGACCCATAAATATCACAAACAACATAGCATCCTGGAGTTTAGGACCGTCACTCATTTTAGTTATAATATAATAATATATTATTTATCTTGCACATGTTTTTTACAAAAAGGTGTTCTTTCTTCTATTCGTTCATAAATACCCAAACCAATGGCATGACTACGTAATTCATCAAATGCTTTCCAAAACTTTTTAGAATGTGAATACTCACCTACCATACAATGAGCCAATTCATGTAATAAAACGTGGAATATCTGATTGGCAGTTCCATCTATACATATTCCTATCTCATGTCCCTTATTTACATTATAACCTATGTATCCATTGGTACGAGTTCGTGCTGTAATTGGTATTTCGTCTTTTATTTTTCCGTGCTCTTCTCCGAGACTTTCACGCAATATTTTATATTTTTCTTTAACTTCCCTGAGTACCTCCGGAACAGTTGTATTGTAAATAATCACTATATTAATTATTAATAACAGAACTAGTACTATCATTTTTATATACAAATATAAATTTGCTATACAATTCGGATATATAACCGTTCAACCTTTCCCATGTTTGTAGTTTAAATCCCATGTCCTCTAGCTTTGTTATTAATTGGTCTTTGTGTGCTATGGGTTCAGCTTTTGGCCCGTCATCATAATATGGTGTGTCTATTAAATGAACCCAAAGGTTTTCTCCAAAGTTTCCAGAACTCTCTTCTTTCATCATAAAAAAGTTTCCCTTATCATCCTTATATGGGGTTTTAAAAATTATCCTCTCTGAGTCCGGTATAATACCAATTAATTTACCTCCTGGTTTCATCCTTTTCCTGACTTCCCTTAGGGATTTATTGAACAGATCATAAGATTTGAAAATATAATGAAGTGAAAAATTATAGCATATAATATCATATTTTCGATTTGGACAATCGAATATATCACCTAGGTAAAAGTTTACCCTCATTTTCATATTTTTCGCTCTATTTTTCGCTTCATCCAATGCTTCTTCACTTGGTTCGCACATGTTTATATTTGCACCTGCATGTCTCCATTTTTGTAAATCACCTCCAAAACCACAACCGACATCAAGTATAGAATCACCCTTTCGAGTTACTCGATCTATCAATTCCTTCTTGTGGTCGTTATGGTATCTTCGTAATTGATCCATATTTCTTATGATTTATAGATTTTAATGTTTAACTTAGGTTAATTTTATTTAAAGATTATGAATTATAGTTAGTCATAATGGGATCTCTTGAACAAGATTACACTACTGTCCCTGGTCAGGTTTTTGCCTGCCTTTCCGTCGTGGGACCCGAGGCGCCTCAGAAAAATGACAAGTTTGGAATTAAGATTCGAGGAGCGTTTGCAACTCGTGAAGAAGCAGCTAGCCACGCGAAGCGCTTACAGAAGGAAGATGCAACGTTTGACATCTATGTGGTAGACATGTATAAATGGCTTCTCATTCCACCCGACCCTTCTAAAATTGAGGATGCTCACTATACAAACGAGAAACTTGAAGAGCTTATGACCGGTTACAAGGAGAATCAGGCTCTCGCCGCTAAAATGTTTAATGAACGCAAGTCAGATCTTCAGAAACGCGATCACTATTTCAAAGCAGGAGACGAAAACTCTAAGTTTTACAATAAACCAGATGAACCACCCATCAGCCACCCTGCCGAAGTCCTCGAAAGATTGCAGAAGGAAAAGCCTGATGCAAAAATGGAAGACCTTGTGAAGGAGGCTGATGAAATTGTAAAGAAGGAAATTGAGGAGAGGCAAAAGGCTCGTGAAGCCACACAGTCTATCGCAGAAGGTGATGAAGAAGCAGTCATTGAGGAAGATAAAAAGGGTAAGACTCCTATCGAGTAATTAATTTATAAATAAACAAAAAATAAAACTTGTTTTTATAAAATATTTATTTATATTATATAAAAACAATGATGTACCAAATAATTGAGATGATATTGCTCATCTCTATACTTGCGTTACTAGTTTACGAGTTCTATTTCCGATACAAGGGTCCTGGTAATCCACCACCGATAGATTCTTTAACAGAAGACGAAGTTAAAGCATCAGAGTTATTTGATCAGAATAAAGTTGATCCACTGGTAAACAGGTTTAACCAGGACGAAGTATCACGGGCTGCATTGTTTTCCCCATGAAAAATCCTAAAATAAATGCAACAAAAATTATTATATACGCTGTTTTGTCTAGATGTGAAAAAAAATCATTTTGCACCGGCGGTGGCTGAATATATTCTTGGGGTGGCTGAGGATGGTGCATATAATAAAGCTGTTGATCCTGTTCACTGACGGGTTCATCATTCTTTAAGTCATTTGGATTATAATCAATGGGTTCACCTATATCAGTATTCATATGTAATATTATTTAATTATTTTTTTAAGCTTCCTCACTATCAGATTCATCATCATCATCAACCACAAAACCCTTTAAATTACCATTTTCATCGGCATCCGAATCATCCTCTTCTTCGTCGGTATCATATTCAGAATCTTCGTCTAGTAATTCCTCGTCATAATCATCGGAATCATAGTCATCGCTACCGTAATCATCCTCTGGTTGTTCCGTAGGTTCAAACTTCTCGGGGGTCTTTCTAAGTCTAATAGAATGTCTAACAGTCATTATATAAATATATAAGTATTCTTTTTAATTGTATTCTTCGTAAATATTTATATAAAGATAATCATCCTCGTTCTCTTCATATATAAGTCTATCTTTTTTTACCATATTATTTACATCGAAAAATATTTTTCAATTTTAGAAGCTATAATGTTTATATCAGCTTCAATATCTTCATCAACATCATCTAGGTACAGGGGGAGGGCCTTCAATTGATGTAATGCTCGTCTAAGCATCTGGAGTGATATATCTGGGTGAGCTTTCTTACTATTTTCCGCCATTCTTATATTTGAAAAAAAGTTTCCATAAATACCTTCATCAATGTATGAATATTTTTTAGATTCTAGTAACAAAAGATCTAATTCATCTTCTTCATTTTTTTTTATTTTAGGGTTCAGTAGTCTTGTGAGCATATATGTTCCTATAGTAAAAAAAACTAGATAGGCAATCATTTTAATGTATTAACAATTTTATCTATAAGTATATGTTGTCTCGTTTTGCATTTACAAACTTGTCGAATTGTTTTTTTATCAATTGAAAATTGAACATTTTCAGTATTACAAGATGAACATATATATTCACTATGTACAGTATATTTCCCTTTACCCTTTTCCCTATTTATATTTTTCAGTGTAATATCAGTACTAATTATATATTTTTGAATATATTTTTGTAATAATTCCAGGGATTCAGTTTCACCAGGTTTAACTTGTACCTTTTTTGTATTATAAGTCGGTACTTTATCTTCATACAAGAGCCTCAAAATCTTAGAACTCAAAAAATGTCTTCTACCCGAAAAGTCTTTACAGAAACCATGGTGCCTCCCCCTATTTGTTTCACATCTACAAAAACATTTCTGAACTATCGTGTTATTGTCTATGTGAAACCACACATGGTTAGATGAATGCTCCCTCTTAAGATTTTCACAATACTTAGAGTTTGAACTCACGAGATAATGGTTTTTATGTACATATATTTTCGTGACTTCCATATTAGATTGACCATCCATGTTTTTCCTAATGAAAGTCTGTATTTCTTGACATATAGTAGAATCTTCCAACTCATTTTTCATTTGGGCTGCGGTGAGGGTACCTTCCTTTCTCGTGGCACCTTCTACCGTGACAAAGTTAGTTTCTTGTGTCCTCAATGTCACCGCCCATAGCATATCGACACTAGGTTCCTTATCAATTTCCATGAGCATGGGGAAGGGACCGGAGGTATATTTGAAAAGAGGTACATACATCCCTTGTGTAATTTTCCCCTTCTCACAAAGTTCACAACCCCTACCCTGACATTCTTCGTGTTTAGCGCGTTTGTGAGACCATGGCATACGAAACCCACTACCCCTAGCTGCCCCCTTGGTACCACCGTAAACTGAAAGGTCTACAATATCTTCCCAGTTTTTTGAGCTATATATGCGAGATAAACCAGAAATAATATGACCCCTCAATGCCATAGCAGAATCTCTATCTACGACAAAGTTTTTCCAATTTATGTGTATACCATGTTTTATTAAACCCTCACCACAGGATTTGGGTTCGGCTACAGACACAATTGCCTCATCACCACCATATTTTTTCACGCGGTCACATATGAACCTACATACATCTTTTAGTTGATCTATAGTGAGTTCATCTTCGTCTTTATAATCCAAATCTACAAAAAAATTATAGGTGGGTGTTTTTTGTTCCACTACAAAAATCTTTTCTTTATTTTTAATAGCTTCAACATACTTTTCATAAAAATCATTCAATCTATCAAATGGAACAGATAGGACTCCACCGTCCATGAGCACATGTGATAGATTGGAACTGTTACAGAAACCTTCTGACCTACACCACTTTCTGAACATACTTCCATATTATAAGAGGGGTGTTTTTAATCGGGTTGTTATGGGGACAAAATCATTTTCGTTACTCTCTATATTGGAAATTTCTTTTTTATACATTAAAAGTTCGTATACAGTGAGTTTTTCTTTATCACTTATAATCCTTATAATTTCTTCATCGCTATAATTTTTTTCTTCTAAAATATCTTTTATCTGCTGTAAAATATAATTCTTGGATCGCATCCTACTTTATACAAAATGTTTTTCTATTGTGGGAAGACACGCATGCATAAAACTCTGGATTTTTTATGACATTGTTTTTTATTCTTTCCCATTGATTTCTAGAATTAAACTCCGATAAAGTGTCGAAACTTAAATAATCATTTTCATCATACGCCCTCTTGATCTGTATTTTTTTATTTTGCATTTTATATTTTTCTTCGTTAAACTTTCTAATTATTTCACTTTGTTGACATTTTGAAAAGTCTACAAAAAATATAAAGACCTGATATTCCAGTTCCATATCAGGACTTTCTTTTACTGTAAACTTAAAGTCTGTGTATTCACCTCTCTTTAAGTTCACTATTCCTCTTGTTTCCTCCTCTAATTCTCTCAATGCACATCTGAGTGGACTATATATCTCTTTGCGTCTACAGCCTCCGGTGACGAATATCCACTCCTTATATCTTTTATCTCGAACTGTCAAAAACTTTGGAACTCCTCCCGTAAATGTTACGGGTATTGCTATTGCCTTGTGTTTTTTCATTGCACATGGGCATTCCTAATATTTGACAATATGTTTATTCCGAAGATTCCACGACCTCCTCGATTTCACCCGTCTTTACAGTCTTCTGAACGGGTGGGGGAGGGGGTTGTAACTGTTCAATCACACTAGAAACAAAAGTATTGTGCGCCTTTTTCATATCATCCTTAGCCTTATTAAACTCCCTGTACAGATAAAGAGTTCCGACAATGCATGCGATAACAAGAACAATATGAGCAGTATCACGATCAAAAGATAACATATCTATATACTACTCTCTGATTGTTTTTAAGTTGATATAATCGCACCCATACGGGTTTTATCGCCCTGTGGACATTCATATCCTTTTTGTGCAAATTGCACCTCCTGGAAATGTCCTTCGCGGCATTCTGCATTTGGTAAAATCTTTTCTAGGGTTTTAGACTTGGGATCATATGTGATCATAAACACAAAAGCTAAAATAAACACTAAGTGCCACATTTATTAATTATAACTATTTAATTCGAGTACATGAGACCACCCATACCATTCTCAATGCGAAGAATGTTGTAGTTCACCGCGTAAATATCATCGTTAGAGTTGGATGTGTCATTAACAATACGAGCAGAATCGAGACGGCTGAAGTTCAATGAACCCGTGGGCTGAAGCTTGCAGGTGTCGAGGCAGAAGGGGTACAGGAAAACCTTCTTGTTGTTTCCATCACCTGATTCATCCTTAGAAGAGGAAGTGTGATAGTAGAGAGGTACGGCCGTGTAATGGGGGTCGACAAACTTGAAGTCAGTCACATCGGTACCGTTAATCTGAAGCTTCAGCTTGTTGGCGTCTGCTGCCATGGTGAGAGCAGAACCGTCAGCGGCCGCTATGAGCTTCACGGGATGATTAAAGTTAAGCTCCTGGGTCTTGGAACCAGATGCAATGGCACGCTGCGTCTGGGTAATCAGCATGTTCTGAGGCGTACCCGAGAGCGCGGTGCGTTCATCGGTATCGAGGTACACGTAGTGAGCGTAGCACTCCCACTTGTGGGTAAGAGCGGAACCCCACGTAATACGAATCTCAACATCGTGATACTGGAGAGCAATCAGGGGGATGGCAGACTGCCAGTTTTCACAGAAAGAAAAGCGAAGAGGGTAGAACCTAGATAAGGCAGCCTCGGCGAAACCAGACTTGGACTTTGTGAGATTCTGAGCATTCAGAGTGGGTGCGATGTACTGAGAAAAGTTAGAAGTTTGAGTGTCAATAACCTGACCACCAATGAGAAGTTCCACCTTCTCAATCTGTGTCAGCCAATCTGCAGGAG